ATGATCAAAAAAATTATTTCCGTTTACATCCGATACAAATTAGTAAAGATGTTTTTGAAAGATACTTTACATACCGACTTCGACGACGATGCCATATTTATACAGAGCGTTGTAATCTTTATCTTGACTGGCAAATATCGATATGGAAATTTACAAGAATCTGATACTTAGCGACTATGAGCAACCCTGCGTATTTCAAATTCTTTGTTATCTATCGAAGGTAATATAACAGGTACTGAGAATTTAATAACAGTCTGATTATTATTACCTTCCTCTATTTTCTTGGACATTCCTATGTCTATGCCAACATGAGCCAGCACTGCGGATATAGAGCCTTTTCCGGAAACATCCGATTTTTCATTTTGCTCCTCTCCCAGTACAACTTGGAATTCAACCATTTGAACATAATGCACTTTACCTTCAATATTAGCCTTAGGTGTAATCATTTGAACATTTCTTGGACTTATAATCGCCCCTTTAACACCACATACATCTTGCGCCTCTTTCACCCCTTGCACAATGTCAAGTAGCGTATCCCGAACAAAATCTTTTAGTTCCATAATTAAAAATTTTCAATTATTACTTCCTTTTTAATTACAGCATCAAACCTACATTTTCGTTTAATTCACTACGTATGGAGCAAACCCTAAACCTGAGAACTAACTGAAAAAACTCACAACTATTTTTCTGAATCATATCTTAATAAAGATACTTCTTGTTCCAAAGCAGACTTCTGTTGACAGACCAATCTATAGTTTCCCTGAAGATTACGAAAATCGTTTTCTATTCTTCTATATTCAACTTTTGACTCACTTAGTTGTTTTTGCATTTCTATAAGTTCTTTATTAAGTCTATTCACTTCTTCTTCACATGAATAATTGCCAAAAGACATATTTTGCTCCAAATATCTCCAAAGAGAAGTGGGCATCATACCCCAATATCTTTCAAATCCAAGATCCAAGATAAAACAAGCAATATGCGCTTCCGAAAATTCATCTCGTGATAATCTTAAGTAAACTTCCTTAGGAGATAATATCGTACTTATAATACCACAATTATCAAAGCAAATATAACTATCATCAATTGCTCTTATGCGATCTTGTAAAAGCTTTTGATTATCAATATTATCATCGAACACAATCAATATTACATTCTTATTCATAGAGATATATTATTTGATAGTTGTTTTAATATGTTGATTCATATCATCTTTCAAATCCTCCCACTTGCCATCCCATCGAATTTCAACTGTAAATCTATATGGTTTACATGATACAGAATAGAGTAAATAATCAATAGTATAGATTGTGTAATTCGATTGGGAAGGATAAGCGATATCCTTTCCTGATATATTTAAAAAGCTATTAGATAATGTTCCTTCTCCATTTGGTGCTGAAACATCTTGATTTGGGGCAATACTAAATAATTGATGTATTCTATATCCCGAATTTGGAATTATAACTTTCTTCTGCTTTTTATCGTAATCCCAGTAAGCTTGTTCACATCCTTCAAAATGTATACAAGGTTTCATTTCTTCATCTATTTTCGATGCTATTCTTTCTAAAAACAATTCACATTTTTGAGCACATACATTTCCCTTATTATGAACTTCCAAATAATTATAATATTTACTTGATTTTTGACAAGACCTCTCTGCCAATATATCATCTGAATGAAGTTTAATATTAAATTTAGGATATGAAATATATTGCTTTATTTTTTCTCCAAACAAAGCAACAAAAACAGCAGAAGCAGTAGCTATTGTACCTAAAGTTGTAATAAAATAGTAATAATATTCACCAGATGAGATATTCTTACTCCAGTCTATGCTTGGAATAAATATTTTGTATGGAACAATATTTCCTAATACATAGAAAATAATGGCAATTAATATACAGCCAATTATATAAATCCATTTCATTACTATCTATTCTTTATTTCCAACACCCTATCCCCAAAAGCCAACTTTATCACATCCGCTTTCACATCACTATCTTCCAACTCCAATTGCAGTATAACTTTTGGGGTAGTTAAGCCTTTTTCGCCAGCAGATTGTTCCGGCACATATCGCTCTGGCCAAGTGAACAAGTCTGTTATTGAAACCCCCAAGCAACTTGCGATATTCTCAACTTCTGAGATTTTCAAATCGCGATTACCTTTCTTCATCACAGAAATTTGTGATTCATCAATCCCCATAGCATCAGCCAACGTTCGTTGTTTGATACCCTTTTGAGCCATTATCTTAAATATGTTATCTATTACATTCATATTTATGAAGTTACGCACAATATCCGCACAGCAACTTGTGAAAAATAAAAGTTTTTATTTAGATTTTCGCAAATTTTCTTGTATATTTCACAAGTTTACTCCATATTTGCACCTGTAATAATTAATAGTAGTTGCGAAAATATAAAGTACAGAACATATATAATAATGTAAGGAGGCAAAAATGGAAAAATTAAACCTACAAAGTCATGAGGAAGGCGCTCGTTCGTTCAGGGAGATTTATTTCTCCCTGGACAACACGCCGCCAAAGAAGGCTTTCATCCAAAAGATAGCCACCATTACCAAACGATCTGAATCGGCTGTCAGATGTTGGGTAGCGGGAGTCTACCAACCGGATGCGTTAGCCCAAGAAGTGATAGAAAGAGAACTTGGCATTCCTGCCAGTGAATTATTCCCAAAGGAGGATAAGGTATGCGCGCAATAGAATTCTATACCACCCCCTCCGGTGAAGTAACTATCAAAGAGCAGGGACAGCCGGAACGCCAACTGAAAGAGTCCGATACGGATTTCATTCAAAGTTTCCTTGAGATTTTGGAAGAGTTCTATCCGGAGGCTTATGCGGCACTCCGCAAGTATTACGCCCGCTACGACGGGAATAAATGCTACCGGGATTTCTTGGCTGTACGTAGGTTTATCAAATGCAACTTCGGGCTGTACGATAACATGATAGACGTGGATGAGAACTGGAATTTCAAATTCGAGTTTGTCGGCTGCCCTCTACGAGGAGAATGTGACGGGTTTAAGAAAATCTGTGAACCGAAGTTCAACAGCACATTATCAGACAGCCAGCTTCGGGTGATGGAGCTTTGCTACTATGGAAAGAAAGACGAAGAGATCGCGGAAACGCTTTTCATCTCGTCCCACACCGTAAAGAACCACCGGAAGAACGTTTTTCGGAAACTCTCGATACACTCCATGGCGGAGTTCATGCGATATGCGAACGAAAAGAATCTATTTAAGGGCGAATAATCATGCCAACCGAAAACACCTATCAAAGCATACCTTCTTTACGAAAGATCGAGATCGAATACCTTGCTTGGCAAATCACAAGGATGCAAGCGGGTATCCGGGAATTTATCGGGCAAAAGGAAGCGCACCTCCGTTTCGGGAGGCAGAACGTGGAAAGATGGGTCTCGGAAGGTAGGCTACAACGTTACAAGCGACCGGGCAAAATCGAGTACAGGCTGGAAAACCTGTATAAGTGCGCCATGGATCCATACGACTATTAAATGAATCATTAACATAGCAAGGCACCTTGGCAAGGCGTTGCAAAAGGAAGTTTACGATACCCATCCAACTCGCTATTTCACGGACGGTAAACCGCATTGCTAATAAATCATTGACGTATGAAAACAGATTACTGGAAACTCGCCCAAGCGGTGAGGTGGGGATTTTACATCCTTTTCGGAACGCTCGCCATACTTGGAATCGTGGCTATTTGCCTAGGACATTTTCTGCATATCATCACGACGTCCGGATGTGCGGCAATGGCTTACATGATAGCTAAACATTGGTAACTAACATTTAAAAACATAACATCATGTCGAATCTAATTCAGATCAAAGTAGCTGAGTTGAATCAGCTAAACCCGCTCATGATAGCGGAAGATAACAGGGTAGAACAAAAGTTCATCCAAATGTATAATGCGATCTGGGGTACCGCCCAAGGAGCGCAAATCTACGAGAAAGAGAAATTCAACTTCCGGAAGATATTACAAGACAAGCCGGAACTGCAAAGATGCACACCGTTATCCCTCTATGGATGCTTTTTGGATATAGCGGTCAACGGCCTGTCACTTGACCCAACAGGGCGGCCGCACTGTTATATTCTTCCCCGTAGCACGAAGACCGGTTATAAGGATAACAACGGTAGCGATATCTACGAACTACGTGCTTATCTCTCCATCACCGGATATGGCGAGTTAGTCATGCGGCAACGTGCCGGACAAGTCCGTTACGTGGATAATCCCGTGGTTTGCTATGAGGGCGATACCTTCTCCCCCGGATTGATCGACGGCGTAAAGACCGTGACCTACCAAGCGGCATGCCCCCGAAAGTCCAACAAGGTGATAGGTGGTTTCTTACGTATCGTACGCTCCGACGGTACCGTGGACTGGCACTGGATGATGGAAGGCGATATCAAGCGATTGGAAGCGTACAGCTTTAAGAACAACCAGAAATGGAACCCGCAAACCCGGCAGAAAGAAGGGAAGGCCAATGTCCTTTATACCTCTAGCGAAGGAGGTATTGATCCGGGATTCTTGGAAAGCAAGCTTATCAAGCACGCTTTCGACGGATATCCCAAGGTACGCACGGGACAGTTCTCCTCATTCGAGACACAGGAGGAACCGCAAGAGATCGACTACGGACTGGAAGAAACAACCGTTATCCAGCCCAATCAAGCCGGACAGCAACCGCAAGCCCTCCAGCCCCAATCGGAAAATCCTTTACAAGGATTCGGAGAGCAACCGCAAGCGGAACCGGTACCCGTATCTGGTATAACAGCCCAAATATCACAAGAAGATGAAGAAGCCGGATTTTAAGAGTTCAATATCAACATTCAAAATTTTATCGACATGGATACACAGAATAACAATTTACCTTTCAAGGCTAACGAGGTCATTAGCATCTTACAGACGGCCCCGGATATTCTCGCCCGCAATGAGGCGTCGGTCTCAGCTTGCACGAACGCAGGGAAAACCCTCTTGGACACGATTGAGGGAAATGGAGGTATCGGCACGGACGAGATCGACACTGCGGTACAAGAATACCTTGCGAAGTCAAAGAAGACCGTAGAGAACATGAACAACCGCCGGAAGCCGTTAACCCAAATGCTAACGGCCATATCCAAACGTTTCACGACACTAGAGGGTTCCATAGACGCCAAATCCAAGGGAACCATCCCTTATCTGCTACAGATGGAGCGTAACAAATACGCCGCCAAGAAGCTGGAAGAGCAAAAACGCCGTGAGGAAGAGGCCCGGCAAAAACAGTTGGCGGAGAACGAGAAAGCCCAATACCGGGCCGACATAACGGTCTTGCTTGATACCACGTACGCCGCCTACGTCGAGAAGCATATCAACGCCTTGAACGGGATTTTCAATCGTGCCTCCCTAGCCACGTATGGGGACGTATGCCGGCAGATCACGCAAACAAGCACCGGTTTCTCATGGACGGATTTCGTGAAAAACGTCGTGGATAACAAACAGACATTCTATATGGACGGTGAGACCCGCAAAGCGATCAAGAACGAGATAGCCATCCTAAAGAAAAAAGAATATTCCGATCGATACGCTTTCGAGATCGAGGGACTGAAACAATCCTTGGTCGACCGCCTCCCATCCCTCCGGAAACAACTGGAGGAGCAAGAGGAAATTCGCAAGACCAACGCAATCGAGGCGGCACGGCTGGAGGAGGAGCGCAAACGGAAAGAGGCGGAGGAACGTCAAAAGGCCGAACTGGAACGCAAGCGCAAGGAAGAGGAAGCGAGAGCCAAGGCGGAGGCAGAGAAAGCCACCGCGGAAGTACAGGCAGCATTCGATTTCAGCGCCGCCAGTATGTCTCCTACCCCTACCAAGGCGAAGATCAAGAAAAAGATCCAAGTCACCAATCCACAAGGATTCATGCAGGTATACCAGATGTGGTTCATGCGTGAGGGTATCAACATGAGCATGGAGGATCTTGAGAAGATCCACAAGAAGATGATCTCCTACTGCGAGAAGGTCGTGAATAAGGACGGTGAGCGAATCCAGTCCGCTTTCGTGAGATATGTCGATGACGTAATAGCCAAATGATATGAGAAAGCTATATCTGTCCTCATGGATAAACTTCGGGAAATACAGGCGTACACCGAGTAACCTAAAAAAGATCCTCGATACGGAAGAGGGCCGCAAATGGTTCCGGTGGCTGATGGATAACACTTACGATTTTGAATTTGACTTCGCGGTCATTGAATACTTAAAACTCAAGGAAGAAGATGCAAGATACGTATTACCAACGGTCTGAGGTCAGCAACTCAGACCTGACAGAACTAAAGAACCTCCTCTATCCCCGTACGCAATACGGGGATAAGGAGAAGGCTTTCAAGTTCGGTAGCCTGATCGACGCGATGATTACCGAACCGGAAAGGGTCAGATATGATAAGCGCATGGTAGACGATGTATTGTATTCCGGCGAGGATTGGGAACTGGCACAAGCCATGATCAAGTCACTCCGTATGGAAGCCCGACACGATCCGCTCATTAAGTATGCATTGGAACAATCCGATAAACAGAAATTTATGGTAAATAAAAATCAAAAATTTCAATACGGCAATTTTGAATACACACTTGACACTCGTTGCAAATGGGATTTCTGGTTTTCAGCAATGGGGTTTGGAGGAGATTTAAAAACAACTTTTGCTTCTTCTCAAAAACAATTTAATGAAGCCATAGATTTTTTCGACTGGGATCGCTCAAGAGCTTGGTATATGGATATTGCTGGAAGTAAACAAGATTTTATTGTTGCAATAAGCAAAAAGAATCAACAAATTTTCAAAGCCACTATAAAAAAAGATGGCACTTTATATAAACGTGGCAAAGAAAAGTACGAAGAGCTAGCCTTCCGGTGGTGGATGCTAATAAGCTAATAGTATGAAGAGTCTAATTTTAATCCTAATCGGCTGGCTAAAGTACAGGCTGGCAAAGAAATGCCCTATATGCGGAGCTTCCGTACTCGTAAAGAAATTACAGACGCATACGGGAGATACATTCAACGTATATCATTGCGGCAACTGTGGCAACGATTATATCTTAAAATAAAAATCATGAATCTCAATATCACACCGACAGACAAGATATCCGAGGAACTGGCCGCCATAGATGCCTTCCTGAATATCACAATGAGCGAAGACGTACAAGAAGCTGTCCTACGTGGAAACGACCTTGCCGTCTATATCGCCCGAACCGGGAAGCTGTTAGCGGACGCAAAATATCACCTGAACGTGAAAAAGAAATCGGAAGTATTCGACACATTACGGGAAACCGCTTCACGGGCCGGAGCGACCTCAAAGGCCGTAAACGCTATCATCGACAGCCTGTGCAAGGATGAGCAATACCTAGTCGACTGGTGTGATAGATTGAACCGGACTGCGACCCACCAATTGGAATGGTGTCGCACGATAATTAGCAAGGCGAAAGCTGAAATGGCCTTAGCGCCTCAGAGTTATAACAATCCTAAATTTTAAAAGAGCATGGAAGAATTAGTAAAAGAGCAACCCGTGTACGAGATCCAAAAAGTGAAGATCAAAAACAACCAGCTCACGGCGGAGTATACGGAAAAGTTCGTGGAAGCGAACTACAAGAACAACATCCTAAAGGAATCGGAGCAGTTTATCCACCCCGATCTACTGTACGCGTTGAACCGGCTTAAGCCACACGTAGTGAAAATCTGTGAGATGCACGAGGCTACATTGGTCAATGTCGCCAATCCCTCCGACGATGACTTGAACGAGAAGCTAAAGAATATCATCGTCACCGGATACAGCAAAGGCGGTAATGATGAATCAGCCGGCGTATCAATCCAAGCGCAAAAACTCCTGAAGAGCGGGCAGGTCCTTAACCTCTCCGTCCCATTCACCAAATACGAGGACGAGTCTGGCGACGGGTACCTTTACGGAGCCGAGTTGAAAGAGGCCATCGGTAGATGTAGCTACGAGGTGGACGCTTATCTGTTCGAAGGCAAATATGGCATCAAGCAAGAATCCTTCGATTTCGATACCCCGGAGGAATCGGATATCACGGGCGAGAAGGAAGAGAAGCCTAAGAAACGGGGACGGAAGAAAAAAGAGCAGATCAAGGAGATCGCCGAGGAGGTGAAAGCCTTCGACGAGTTCGCCTAACTAATAATAAAAACAACCGTTATGCAAATCACTTTACAAAACACGGAAAAGGGACAATGTTATGCGGTAAGGTTTGACAGGTACCGCCAGCAGGTCGTTGACAAGCTAAAGACAGCCGTCAGCGTCCGCTGGTGGGACAAGTCTACCGGAGCGTGGATGATCCCGGCCAACAATAAGTGCAAGGCGGAGCTAGACCAGCTCACCTATTACGTGAGGCACTTCGAACCCGTCAACTGGGGAGGAAACGAGTCTAAGACCGACGAGGACATAGCCTATCAAATACCGGACATGCCCGAGTTGGACGAGGATCATGGCCTAAAGATACAACCTTACCCCTATCAACTGCAAGGAATCGCACGAGGCTTACAACTAAAACGGTTTATCAATGGGGACGACATGGGCCTCGGCAAGACATTAGAGAGCATCGCTACCATCAACAAAGCTGATGCTTTCCCCTGTCTCGTTATCTGCCCCAATACGGTCAAGATCAACTGGCAACGTGAATGGCACAAGTTCACGGACAAGAAAGCCATGGTATTGACCGATTCGGTACGAACCTCATGGCCATTCTTCTGGCAAACGGGCATGAACCATGTGTTCATCGTGAACTACGAGAGCCTACGGAAGTATTTCGTACGCCGAATCAACAAATCGGAGAAATGGACGCTGAAAGACGTAGAGTTCCATAATACGATCAAGTTGTTCAAGAGCGTGATCATTGACGAATCCCATAAGGTAAAATCAACGGCTACCCAGCAAAGCAAGTTTTGCAAGGGTATCACCGCCGGGAAAGAGTGGATCATCCTGTTGACCGGTACCCCTGTCGTAAACAAGCCCAACGACCTTATATGCCAACTCGCTATCATGGACCGGATGAACGATCTCGGAGGCTGGAAATATTTCACGAGCCGCTATTGCTCCGGGCCGCACGGGGCCTCGAACTTGAAAGAGCTCAATTTCATGCTCTGGAAGCATTGTTTCTTCCGGAGGGAAAAATCCAAGGTACTGACTCAATTACCCGACAAGGTACGGCAGATCGTGACCTGCGAGATCACCAACCGCAAGGAATACCAAGACGCCGAGCGTGACTTGGTGGATTATCTGAGACGATACAAGGAGGCCGACGATGAGAAGGTACAAAAATCGCTGAAAGGCGAGGTCATGGTACGAATAGGCATATTAAAGGACATAACGGCCCGGGGTAAGTTGAGAGAGGTGATCGATTTCGTGAAGGATTTTCGGGAGAACGGAAAGAAGATCATCCTCTTCTGCAACCTGCATGAGATCGTAGACCGGCTCCTACAGGCGTTTCCCTCGGCGGTGTGTGTCACCGGACGGCAGGATATGCAACAAAAACAAGCGTCTATAGACGCTTTCCAACGGAATCCCAAGACGGACGTCATCATCTGCTCCATCAAGGCCGCGGCGGCGGGTATCACGTTGACAGCGTCAAGCAATGTCGCTTTTATCGAGCTACCGTGGACATACGCAGATTGCGACCAAGCCGAGAGCCGGGCGCATCGTATCGGCCAAAAGGACTCCGTGAATTGCTATTACCTGCTTGGCCGCAAGACCATCGACCAGAAACTCTACAGGATCATCGAGGAGAAAAAGCATATAAGCAACGCCGTGCTTGGAGCGGAGGACAATATACAAACAAACATCGTCGATATGATGGCCCGGATATTCGACGAGACCGAGGAGGAGGAATAATCATGGCAGAGGAATACATAGGGATCAACCGCTTGAAAGAACGGGAGGACGCTAATAAATATCCACGAAGGAAATGCGTAAGATGTATCCGTTATCCATGCTTCTCCGGACAAGGAATAGGTACGCACGCCATTAATCTCGCCGCTTATGGATGTAAGGATTATAAAAGTCAAACAAGATTAAAGAATATGTCGCACAATGTAAACAAAGGAGGTTCAGATGCTTAAAATATCATTGTTAATAATCGGAATGATCTCGCTAATATTCATTCTCACGTCTGGAATATCGATCCAGTTCAAGCCATTCCATATATCCCTAGCTTATCCATACTTTGGAACAGGGATGGTATTGATAGCCATTGGTTTCGCCTTGTGCTTCGGCTCGGCTTACTATCATGGAATATCAAATCATGAATATAAAGATGGTTACAGCAAAGGATTCAACGCTGGTATTGAATACATTATCGATTGGGCTAAGAATAAAAAAGAAGGCTAAAGATAACATTTTTATAGCGAGAGATAAAGACTAACAAAGAGAATAAATAAAAAGGCAGCGCCTCACAGCGCCACCCCATTACAGCATGCAACAAATATATCAAATAAAGACAACTATGGCAAGTGAGGCATTGAATAAATATATTGAGAAACGTTACGACAGGTGGCTGGATTACGCAAATTACTGTTGCAAAATATCAGGGCTTTCTAGCGAAGGACAAGATGTTCTAAATGAGGTGCTAGCCGGGATATGTGAAAATCTATCTGATAAAATCGAACGCATGATGGAGAAAAAATCAGGGGCCTACACGGAGCTTGACTGGTATATCATGCGTTCGATCAGATTAAACGCCACATCCGACACAGCTCCCTACCGGCATAAATACAAGCCTATCCCGGTAGACGAGAATATTGATTGGCGTAGATTAAACATTATTGATGAACCCGATGATACAATTGACCGTACCGAGTATATCCGTGAACGTATGCAAGATATCCGGGATATGGTCGACCTGTTAGGGTTGTCCGAAAAAGCCAAACGGATCTTCGCTTGGAAATTCTTCGCCGGAGAGTCTTTCGCCGACTGGCCGGGGCCGGAAAGCCGGAAGGAATTGTATGAGACCTATAAAAGTGTTTTCAATGCGGTGATGGATAAGAAGGATGGGAGGTTGCTGTTTTGATATTCGAGACCTCTAACATTCCTACAATACAAGAACAATCGTAGCACGAAAGAGGGTTCTCAGCTCCTGCCATACGGTTTGCCACGTGTTTGCGTTAGTAGAAAGGTTAGAGGTTTTACTAACGTGTAAAGTATCAATAGATACGCTACACTTTTTCTTTTCGTAGGCAAATCTTAATCCGTATCTTCGTAGCATGAAAGAAGATATACGAAAAATACGGATGCGCCAAAAATGGCTTGAGCTATACGCCGAAACGGGTTCTGTGACAAAAACTGCCCTTCGGTGTGGGATTGCCCGTTCCACGTTATACCGTCGGATAAATCGCGAGAAAGAACAAGGCAAGTCGGAATTGTCCGACAAGTCTAAACGTCCATCAAGACTTAGCAATATGAAGATAACACCTAAAATTGAAGACCATATATGTCCGTAAGCCCTCCCCGGTTATAAACGACAACTTTCATTCTATATACCTGTCGATCTACACCATATACTTCAGACAGTTTTGGACTTTGTTTTGCTTTGCAAACTCGTTCGATATATCCGCTTCCTGTTCGTCTGGCCGAGAATTTGCTTACGGCTTCCTTTAGATTCCACCTTACAATGGACACATTAATTAGTGTCTCATAACCTGAGAAATTTCTTTTTTTACTTATTTTCCTAGTATTTATTTCTAAATTCACAAAATAATCATATTTTTGCAAATGTTAAACTAATTATGCAACCTTAAAAATAAAGAAATATGGCTTTTGTAGAGATTACAAATAATATCAATTCCAATGCCCATACAGATAAGACTAAAATATCTGACAATTTTGAGAAGAAAATAATGTCAGATACTGAACAAAATGAGCATTCTATGTACAAAGAATCCATTAATGCATATCAATTTCAAGTTGGCAGACATCAACATTCTATGAATTATTTCGCCTTATTTAATGGAGCTCTATTAGTTGCATATTGCACCTTGTTGACTAGCACGACATCCGTCAAAAGCCAATTAAATGGCATTTATTGCTTAAGTAACGACTATGAGATCTTGAATGTTATTATTTCTATCTTAGGGTTAATAGCTAGTCTCACATGGTTTTTTTCGATTAAGGGTAATGTTTTTTGGATAAATAATTGGATGAAATGCATAGAATTATGCAAGACATATAATCCTTATCTTTTCGTTTTCAGTGAGGAAGTAAAAAACGATAATGAGGTGTTACCTAAAGACACATACTTTAGAGGGTGTTATTCAACCCAAAAATTAAGTCTTGTATTTGTATTTTTCGTGATTCTTGCATGGATTTCTGCATTACTCTTTATCTGTTTTAATATAGCGAGTAAAATAACAAAAATAGATGAACATTATAATTGTTCCATCACCTCAAATGCCTCTAATCACCCTGTATTATTCGTTTTGTGCATCTTTGTGACACTAACCTTACTGATTATTCTCTCTATAGTAATATCATTTTTTATACCAAGAGTATTAAAAAAAATCACGATGTCAAATCTTTCAGGTAAAATAGGACGGAAAATTAAATAAATTTTCATAGCTGAAATATATATAAAGCCGTCCTACCACCCCTGGTAAGACGGTCACACTTGTATAAAACTATTTCCTTCGACGTATCAGCCAGAATAGAATATATCCTATTCCCAATATTATGAGGCAAGAGAAGGCACCAATAGCCCAACCATCAACGTCCATTTTGAATTGTTCCCATCGCGACAATTCCCTTTCTACTAGGTAGGGGACCTGTATCTTACGATCCACGTAGATCTCTTTCGAAGGGAGATATAACGTATCCCTAGGAACTCTCATGTTGGCGATCACGTTACCGAGACTATCCAAGGCGAACATGAGCTCTACGTTCTTGGTGTTGGCCATGTCCAGCCAACGAAGGACTACCTTACCGTTCTCATCGCATTCCATCAACGCACGGATGGAGGCGCTATCTACAGGCATGGGGTAAGGTATTAGCTTGTCTATATAGATCGAGTCTATACGATTCTCGATAGCGACAGGCTGAATCTTGGTCCGGCACCCGGACAGGGTGAGGATACCGGCTATCGCCAGCATCCCGCAAATCATTCCCGTTCTCATAATAAATTCCACCCCGCAATAACATCTGACATATCAGCCTCTCTCCCATTCTCAAATCGGCTCATCCCTGCCACAATCCGAATCATCTGTTCTCGGTCGTTGATGTTTATCGGATCGTCAGCCGGGATTCCAGCGTAGTCAGATACAAATTGAATGTACTTTTCCGTATGGTTCTCTTTCGGTGGTGCCCATCTTCCTATCATCTTGCGGATCGTATCCAGCTTATAGTTCCGGTAATAGTTAGACAAGATTTTAAAACCCGCTCGATAGCCGTGAGCCATCGTTTTAAACTGCTTAAACTCTTTGTCACGGCCCGGATTGACTTCGCCTTGGAATACATCGCTGTTACGTCTGATGTTAAGAGGGTTGTTATTTCTCAGCCCTCTCGGTAATTCATTCTTTTTCATCTTTGCTTTTTTAATTTGTTATGTATATTTGCAAAAAAATACTCACTATGGACTTACAACCTTTTTTCAAATTATTAAACGATGATGATAAGCGCCTCTTAAGGCCTATACTCATTTCTTTGCCATGTTTTTACACTCTCATCTCATTATATTTCCCTGACTTCAACTGCATGAATATTATTAGTGGAATAATAACTACCTTGGGAGTAACAATTATTATGACTGGAATTTTTTATTTCCAAATTGCATTTATAGACGAATACAACAGAGATACGACATCCAGCATGATCACTTGCTTATTAGTGTTCACGACATTTATAGCCATTTTGTGTGGCTGTTTGTCGAACTTTAGTATTAGCACTCTCTATGCTATTTTTACGGCTATTATTGCCTCTTATATCATTTCCGGCATCCGTCTTTTTAGGCGTAGAAAAAAATCCCAGAAAAAATAATGACACAAAAACATAAACTATAAAAGCTATAAAATCAATTATATAAATTTCCATTTTGCGGTTTGTTTATTAATTAATAACCGTTCTGCGGCTCACGATCGCCGCATTTCTTTTTCTCGCACCTCTTTAAAGCCAGTTCTATCTTCACGTCCGAGTAGCTCTCTTTTAAGGTGAAAAGCTCGTCCTGCACCTGCCGGAGCCGTCCGGTCTGCTCAACGAACCGTTCCTCCTTCTCAGACAACTGCTTTTGCAAGAACTCATTATACTCACGCAGGGCCTTGAACTCCTCCACGTCAGCTTGAGCGTCCGCTATACGTGCGTTCGTCTTACGGTTCATCCACGCACGGATGCCCCATTTTATCCCCTCGATCCCGCCCATCGCACCGATTATCGCCAATATCGTATTCAAATCAACTCCCATGACTCATTTTCTTTTAATATATACGGGGGCTTTTATTTGCCCGCCCCCGATAAAGGCTTATATCCCGTTAAGCGATAGGATCTATTCCCTTTAGCTCATTCCATCTATCTTGGTATTCCTCCCCAGAAAAAGGCTGGTCGAGTATCTTGGAATAAGAATCGGTCGTCTCGGCGGAGAACATCCCCTGCCGATCAAGGTAATCCACCCGCTGTTTCAGGTACCATAACTCATCGTCCGTGAAATCAAAGGACTTGACCCCTGTCATGGCGTCCACGGTCTTGAACGAGATCTCGTATTCCCCGTTACCAACAGGGGTCATGACCACTTCCTTCCGCTCCGAATCCAATAGCTGGACCTTGCCGGAGATAGATATTTTCAAGCCGATATTTTTGCGATTGTCGTACATCGGCAGCACGTTATTGAGTATTAATACCCTGTCTTTCAATGTCAATTTCATATCTATTATTTTTTTAAATTAGTATTTCATACATAAATAACCTGTTTTGTTATCATAATAAACAGGATATAGCTCGGGCGAAGAGCTTAACGCCCCCAATTGCGCGTGTGTCATCATGGAGCCGACATTAATGACAGTTCTCTCCATGGCACCATCGTCATTAAAATACCGGGACTCGACCCGGAAAGCGGAACCCCAACCAGCCTTATGCACGCAGTTAATCCATATCCTCGGATAATTGGTATAAGCGGAACGCCCACACCTCAATGTCAAGATAGACGGGACACTCATCGCCGTAGCGGAGTCTAATATATCGGTCAGATCAAGTACCGAGTTCACGTAATTCGGATACGTCTGCATTATGACATTACGCAGGTGGTTACCACCATTATCGGTATCTACCGATCTTAGCGTGACTTGTCCGTCGTTGTGGATGGCCAACGCCCCGTTATACATATAATGTCGCTTGGAGAGCATCAATCCGCTAGCGGCCACCAAACCGCTTAGCCCGACCCGGAAAGGGGCTTCATCCCTTCGCTCGTAAGTGCTGCCGACCCATATACGGACAGATCCCGGATCAAGGTTCGAGATATCGCCACCGCTATTACCGTCACTGGCGAAACCGCATGAGACCTCGTAATTACGGTTCATGCACATGATGGAGTTGCTGCCATATACCTTGCCGTCACTGAGCACCTTGAATGTCGGGGAAGCGGGAGGCTCCCCGTTCGCCCCGGAGTTCCCGCCGGACCATATCCTTACGGTACCGCTAGCGGCCATGCCCCCGGTATTACCGAACGCTATCGCCCCCGTGGACACGAGGCCGCCATTGATCTCGGTAATCGTGCAGTCGTACTCGGAGGCGAAAACCCACCCTTCACCATTATAGCGATAGATATTCACGCCGTCTACCCAAAGATCGTTCTTCCGCATTCCCGATCTCGGGGCCGTGGATTGGTAGAACACCTTCGCCTTGTCATTGGCCATGCTCTGGGCATCGTCAGCCGATCCTTGGGCGTTATTGGCAGCGTTACTGGCATTTTCCGCCTCGCTAAGAGCGTCCTGCGCCTTTTTCATGGCTGTATCTGAATACCCTTTCAGCGTATCTTGAATAGCCTTGTTTGCGGCCTCTACGGCTGTGTTAAAAGAGGACATGGCGGTATTGAAGGCCGTGAACTTGGCGTCAACGTCTTTTTTCTCGGCCTCTGTCGCCTTTCCGTCAGCGATAGCGGTATTGATGGAGGACAATAAGTTGTCAATCGCCCCGAACAATGTCACCTTCGCGTTCAAAAGCCCGGTCTTGGCCGGGCCGGAGAGATAGGTATTCTCATATAATTTTTTATAAGTGGCCTCGACCTCGGCCTTGGAAACATTGACCGTATTCAGGTATTTCTCGATCGCCACGGCCTCCGTCTCCGTGACTATACCATCCTTGAACGCCCCGTCCACGTAATAGTTCAGGTCCTCCACGGATTTCTTGGCCTCCTTGATAGACTGATCCAATTCCGGCCACTCATCAAGGTTTTTCAGCCCCGAACCGGCGGTAAAGACCATACGCCCATGAAACTCGCCAGAGCCATCCCCCTTATTCAGTATGAAATAGGTATTACCATCCGTCGAGACAATCCTATCCACCGTCACCCGGCCGGGGAGTATCTCCGTGAAACCGTACACGGTAACGAAGGAACGGGCCCCGTCAAACTGGCTCCCCAATAAACCGGTCAAGAAATAATAGTACCCATCCTCCTCGAACTTATGAGGGCTCCCGGACATCTCGAACGTCCCCTTCCCACCGCTCTTGCCGCACTTCGCATAGAGATAGAGTTTCCCGTAATCCCCCAAGTAGGGACTCGTATACGCCCCCATATCCCAATACTGGTATTCGGAAGGCTTATGGGACTCCTTGATATCACTGATGCCCAGCGTCATGTGCTGCAAGATCAAAGCCGGGGCGGTAAACACCCCGGTGTTGTCATCATACCTGAAATCGGGCATGACGGTCACAGGAGCTGTCTTGCTGTTGACGAAACGGAATTGCAGGGACTCATCACCCACCAAGAGCGACATGGTACGTACCCATATCGGGTCTATGCCCTTGGAGTAATTATCGAAGGCCACTTCCAGCATCTCTTGCGCCTCGATAGCGTCACGGTAACGGCGCTTGGTAAACTGTAACGCCTCCTTATACCTCTTGTCATTAACGACCTCCTCGCTCTCCAGCTTGCCCAACTCATCGGACAGGAAACCGCCTACCGACGTATTGGATAGCTCAAGCTCCGGGCTGTGGGGCCTGTTGATGTAATCCCTCACCCCGGTGATCCGGATCAGGATGCCGTCCGGCTGGAATTGCGGGTCGCTGAAATCGACATAACCGCCGGGTACCAGCTTGGCGCCGATCGCCAACCAATTCTTCTTGGCCCATATGCCGTCCAGCTCTCCGATGAACGTGAATTGCCGCTCCTCACGCTCGTAAAGGCAGCGTACCGCCTCCCGGAACATGTCCCAGCTCGCCCCGGTCTTGGTGGCGTTGTCGCACACGTAGGCGGCGGGAAGGGATATGTTGAAAATGGCGTACTTGTCGCCGACCTCCGGATACAGGGAGGCGTTCGGCAGCGTCATGCCATCCTGCTCGGACGAGATGATCTCGAACTTACGGCCGTCATGTATGTACTTTACGTCGAACTCACGGCCCGCCAGACGGCCTGTCTGGAAAATAACCGTCATGGTCTGACCGGCGATCAGGCAATCCTCGAAATTGAGGTTGGCGGGAACCGATGAGTCATAGAAGTTGTAGAACGTGACATCGTTCCCGTCCGTGTCCTCGCCCGACTCCGTGTCGGTCTCGCTCACCGTGCCGACCCGGGATGGATATATATCGCTGGCGTCGTAGCTGTCCTCATTATAAGAGGAAAGGGGCCTGTCCGCGCGAGTGACATACATCCCGTCCTTGTCGGTCTTGTACCGTCGGCCTTGGTACTCCAGCTCCTGTGACTTGGGAAGCAACAATGTCTGGCTACCGTAGACCGAGTAATCGATATTCCGCTCGCCGCCTTGCACGTAAAGGATCTCAACGGGGAGGTTGCCGCCTTGGTTCGCACGACCTACACCGGGAAGGAATCCGTTACCTTTTCCGTAGGATAGCTTTAGAGGAGCGTCCTTGTAATACTCCACCTTGCGGAGGTTGATAGTTTTGCCCACGATCTCGAACTCCGTGTCGAACTCCTCGGCCAAACGCCCCAATACAGCCCAGCATTTCTCATGGTTGAACGACAACAGTTTCTCCGGGGCCTCGATCACCGTGCCGACCGTCCAGCCGGAATCATAGAGATTGAGGTTGTCCACCAGCAGCTCCATGAACATCCCCGGCGTGGCCGTCATGACGAACTTGAGCTTGTACGGCTTGTCGGACAACAGCTTGTACTTATATTTTTTCAGGATCTCCTCGTTGCCGCCGAAGGTGACGGTATAGTCGAAGACCCTCGTGCCCTCCTTCTTGAAATCCGAAGGGTACCACAGCGTGTACCTTTCCCCCTGATACTCGATATACGCCCCGGTAGGCAGCTCCACGTGATCCACTAGGGAGTAACGCAGCTCCACCTTCTTCGCTTGCGCTATCGCCCGGTAACGATAGCTGTCATCGTCCACCGGGATGTCAAGCAATACCTCGCCCGTCTTATCATAGATACGCATCTCGAACGGTATTTAAAGGATGTTCGAGACGCTTTCGGACATACCCAGCAAGGCACGCACCCTCGTCTTACAATCGCTTCTGTAACGCTCCAGCTCCGCGAACTCCGCCTCGAACTCGGCCATCCTTGCCGTATCCGAACCTAATTTATTGAGGGTAATCGCCTCCACCCTGTCAGCGGAATATCTCGCACGTACGAGCCCGGACACGAACCGCTCGTACGTGGCATCCGCAGCCTCTATCAGCGTGCCGCCATCCTCGCACGTGCCGGTATAGGCGTAAGCCACGCGGGGCTCCGGTTCCGGTTCGCCCCCGTGGCCCTCCGGAACGTGGTTCTCCAAGACCTCCTCGTTCAGGTATAGCAGGTAATGGTTGTCATCGTATTTTACGAATGTCTTTCTCTCCGTGTAAATCGCTCTTGTCTCCATATATTTAAATGTTTTTTAGCCGACCCGGGAGGATCGGCCAAGAGCGATCCCTACGGGTCAAGTGAACCTGAAAAATTTCTTACCGAACTTGTTGGTGAGCACCTTTATCACGGTATCCACCGGCAAGTCCTCGTGAGAGAAGTCCGTGAGCGCCTGATCAATCAAGACGGCGGAACCGGTGAAAGCGTAACGCTCCTCGCCTTTCCATCGGAAACGTATGGCGAGGCACTTCTTTGGCGTGCCGTCCTCGTTTCTCTCGATCTTGCTATCCTCAATCTTATAATCGATCAACTCGATCAGCCTGTCCTCCTCGGGGCCTCTCCGGTCCTCCGGTATTCGGGTATCATAAAGTATATCCTCGAATCTCATTTTCCGGTCGGCCGGGAGATCCTCCCACGGACTTTTTTTATTCCTTATCACCTGTCCCAGTCTTTTCCTTGGTGTTTCCATTCCTAATTTATTTAATAGATTACTCGTATCAGCGTGTTGAATGAAGCCTATACGGGAAGAGGCCCTCTTCCTTATCTCCTCGTCCGGCAAACCCTTCTTTCTCAATCTCGCTATCTGGCGGCAGAGAGCCACCTTGTTACGTTTCCGGACACGGACGTGATCCGGGAAATGCACGTATCCCCCCGTATCGACACCGTCCGTCACGTGCCCGATCTTCCATCTCGGGTTAAGACCGATCCTAAGCTCGTTAGCGTAATAAAGACCGATCCACTCGATGACAAGGTGCAAGAATACGGTGTCCTCATGCAGTATCAGGACATCATCGGCGAGACGGTAGCAGAAATCCAGACGGTTCAGATATCCCTTGAACCTGTCCGAGAGATATTGGATCCCTTTGGATAACTCCTCATAATCATGTTCTGTTTTGGCCGTTGCGATACTTTCCTCGATATACCTTTTCGTGTAGTACTCAACCAAAGCCGGGCATTCCCCGACATGGAAGCACCGCTTCAAATCGTGATCGAAAAGATAAAGATAGACAAGCGAGAAGAACTGCGCCAGCTTCGTGCCGGGAAACATACCGGTATCCCCCTCGACGCTATCGATGATCTCATCAAGCCTTCGCAATAAATGATTATCCTTGATACGTGTCCTGAGCTGGCTTTTCAGTACAGGGTGATTGACGGTCGGATAGAAGTGGTGGATATCGCACAGGAGATAGTCGGTGGTACGTTCCGGATATTTTCTCAGGACCTTCCGGATCATCCTCATGTAGGCGTGGGGACCGCGTCCTTTCACCCCTCCGTAGGTATACGCGGAGAAGGATCTCGTAAAATAATCCTCCACCTCATTGAGCATCGCCCAGTGCTGGACATGATCCGGGAAAGGGAGCATCCCGATAAGACGTTTTTTCGGCTCATGGATGGTCATGAAACGATACGGGGAGGTTACGAACGTCCCGTTTTCAAAAGAGTATAGGAGATCGGAAAGGTTCTTTTCCAAGTCCGCCTCGAACTTTATTATGGCCTTTTTGCCATGCTTGTTCTTGCTGGCATGATCAAAAGCCTTGTAATAGTTTTCTTTCCGGGCTATATCCCCGGAAAAGTCACCTTTTCTCCTCATGGTGTCCCAAGTGTCTTTTAGTGTCCAGTGTCTGCAATCGCCATCGGGTCATGAGCCGTCGGTTTATCAACCTACCGGGACTATACCTTTAGCCTTGATTTTTTGTCCAGTGACAGGGTCTCTCCTCCACTTCTTCTTACTGAATAAATCAGCGGCATATCCTAGGGGCGACGACCAGTTCACGTTAGCGCCCGAGACCGCATTGTTACCATTGAGGTACGCTAAGCCGGCATTAGCACCGTTGTTCGCATGACCACGACGGAACGAACAGCGAAGGCCGGAAATAGCGTTGTCGTTATACCAACCGTCGCAATAATAGGTACTGGAGCTGCCGGAGGCGACAGTCGGGGCGGAGCATAGGTTCTGCATACTGAGCTCAGTGATATATTTCCAGCCACTGGGATCGTTCTTAGGAACCCTCGCGGCCTTTATCAGACCCTCGATCGAGTTGATGTTGAAAGCCGAGTAAAGGGACGGGGCGACATAATAATCTCCGCTACCGTCGGACAGCTTGTTTATCAAGGAGCCACGCTCGATCAGACCGATATGTCCGTAGAAGTTCTTCAAGCCGAGGAAGCAAGGGACGTGCGCTTGGTGGACGGTACCACCGTCCGAGCCCTTCACGGCGTAGTCGCTCACGCCGACCGAGTCCCCCAACTCGATCCCTACGCTCGTCGGAATAATCGGATAACCACCGTTATGGCTCGACCAAGGATCCCAAGACCATTCCGTAACTCCCTTACCGGTACCGCCCTGATATAGGCCATTGGAGTCCTTTACCGGGTTCAACGCGGACTGGCAATCACGGGTACCCATGATAAGGCGGTAGAGATAACCGACGACGCTGTTCGCGACGAACCAGCCGGATTCCCAGCCCTCACCCTTCTTGCGGGCGGCCGTGCCGAAAGCCGCGGCGTTCATGTTCGTGGCAACCATGCCTAGCTGCGTGTTGTGCTTCCCGTCCCTCGTCGCGTCGTTGTTCCCGCCACGATAACGGGGATCGTCACTGACGACGGAGACCAACGTGCCGCTCGTACGGTCCATGACGCCGGCTCCCAAGGCCGACGTACCCCCGGCCGGGATGTAATAGTTCAAATGACCCTCGATCGGGGTCGGGCTGACAGCCTCGTAATAATAGGTGGAGTCAACCCACCAAGAGTAGTAGTGGGCGTTCCAGCACCACAGGTAATCACCCATCGTGCCGTCCAAGGCAGCGGGACTGCCGTCGGCGAAACGACGGTGGTTCGTCGGGTCAAGCTTACGCCGGCTACGGTCAACGGACACGAGGTAGCAGCCCAGACCGATCACGGAGGGAAGATCCCGCAGGAAATCGATATTACCGTAAGCCTCGCCGACTGGCGTGCCCTGACCACGTTTCCAGCGACGGATAGCGACGTGCTTGTTCACGATCGATACCGCGTCGGCGAAAGGGATCTTAACCGACTCGCCCGTTTCCTTGGACACTCCCTCGATCAAATACTTGGAGGGCTGGCTCGTGTCGGCCAAGGGCAGCTGGTCGATCGTCTTGCCGTTATCGAAGGCCGTGATGATAGCGCGTACCTTCTCCTCCTCTGCTGTTGTTAATGACATGATTCTGTATATTAAAATGTTAGACAATTATACCTTTCGTATCCGGCTACCGGATAAAAATCTCATCACGCTACCGGCCTTACGAATGACCGGGGCAGTAACCTCAATGACTATCGTTTGGGACAACGAGGTGTTATGCGACGGGATAACGTGGATCGTGGCCGTGCCGGTCTTACAGACAGTCAAGTTTCCACGTGGGTCCACGTACAACGCATCACCGGAATAAAACGCCTGTTGAAATATCACATTAGGTAATACATAAGCTGGAAAAAGACTCACGGCTATCTTCTGGGCGACGGCATTCCCTAACGTTATCCTCTTGACATATTTCAGCTCCATACGGGTAGGGGCAAGAAGCGCTTGACTCATCAACGATTGCTCGGCCGCTTTCATGGAAGCGATCTGCGCATTGCCCTCGGAAATCATCGCCTCAGCCTCGACAGCGGCAGCCAAAGCCTCATCAGATGCTCGACCGGCCAAATCAGCCTGTTTCCCAGCCTCCAACGCTTTAGCGTTAGCCAAACCCGCAGCAGAGATAGCGTTCCTCGTGGCCTCGATAGCCTTATTCGCCTCCGCAAGGGCGGTCTTGGCCGCTTCCGTTGCCTGCGTACCACGGGCGATACATTTCCACCAAGCCGTATCGGTCAAGGGGTGGTTCTTGTTTCCGTCCTTGACACAGAGGTAGCAGCTATCATCCGTGACGACGAAATCGAAGGTGTTGTACGTACTCGCCGTGGCATAAACGCCCTTATCGACGAACGCCACCTTCCCCAATACTATCTGACTCATTATAATTCCTCCTTCCTTTTTTTGGTCATACGTTCAAATACAGCTCACCGGTCTCTTGGTTGAGCTTGACAAGGTTTGGTGACACCTCGTCCTCGTAGGACATCACCAGCGTCATGTCGGCGGGGTTGATCGTGAAGGTCGGGTACAAGACGCCTCCCTTAGCGAGGATGCCCGTATCGACATACCTGTCCCCATCCAGATCCCATTTCCACCAGTTGCCGTTATCGCCAACCTTCCACGGGTGGTCGGCCAGCTCTTGCGCGCGGTCACCCTGTGTCTTGGCGAAGTTACCCTGCGTGTTGGCGTAAGAAGCTTTCTCATTCGCCAATTTCGCCGCATCATTTGCGTTTTTAGTTGCGATCTCGGTATCTTCCTTGATCTTCTCTAACCCATCGTGAGCGGCATTAGCGTTAGCCGCAGCTTTATTGGCTAAATCAGCCGCGGTATTAGCCTTACCGGTTGCGGTATTGGCGTTCCCTGTCGCGGTGATGGCGTTCGCCGTGGCCGTATTAGCCTTTGACGTGGCCGCCTCGGCGTTCGGCTTGGCGGTGTTGGCATGGGAGGCCGCCGTATTGGCCGCCTTGGTAGCGGCACGGGCGTTGGAGATCTCCGTAAGCATGTTCTCGTAAGCCGTCTGGATAGTCCCGAGGCTCACCTTCACGCTGGTTTGTATGCCGTCTATGATCTTGCAACCGATCGTGTACAGACCGGTAAGGCTGTCAGCCAGCGTGAGTTCTGATATTTTCTTTTTCTTAATCGGCATATATGTTCAAGTCTATGTAATACTCCCCGTCCTCCGTGACCACCAGTTCCCCGGCCTCGGTAGCCAGCAGGTAATCGATACCATCCATCCGGAACACCGTGAACTCCAGCGTGAGGTTGAATGTCACCACCACACGCCCCCGGAGGCTCTCAAGCTTCCAGCCGGACGTCCTCTTGTAGTAGCAGGGGTATTCCTCCACGTTGTAATCCACGTACAGCGAACGCTCGCCCGGCTGGATCAAGGCATCCAACAGAGCGTCGTAACAACTCCAGAATGTTGTCATTGAGCCGGCGATGAGACAGCATTCAAGAGTGACCTCCTTGCTATTATACACCACCTTGCCGGCATCGTAGATCCTACCATCAACGTCCAGTACCGTACGGGATAGGTTAGTCTTCACGGTCGGGGATCTCATGATCTCGTCCCGGCCCTCCGTCACCATCACGCCGTATCGATCCAAGGGTACGCCGTCAAGCTCGTACTCGGATGGAGGAACATACGCTCTACCCTCCGGGATCGCCACGGACGAGGGTCTTACGGGCCGGTCCTCGGCGAACCGGAGCGTGAAGGCCTCCAACGTGTCCCAATCCTCATACGCCGGGCTCTGGATGAGTCGCAAGCTCCACTCCCTGCCCAGCGAGGGGATACGGAAGAGGTGATACCCGGACTTCGATAGGTGCTCGACGAGAGCGCCGGCGGATCTTCCGTCCACGCTGCGGACGAACGTGATGTTGAGCTCCCGTGGTTTCAAGGTGGGCTTTTCCAAGTCCGGCTCTATGCCGTCCTCGTCCGGCCAGTCGTTCCTATCCGGTTCCACCAGCTCGGGGAACGGGAGAAGGCCGTCGTAACCTCCCTCCGTGATCCATACGCCGAAATCGGTGTAGGCGTCCTTGCCGTCTATGTATAACTCACCCCTCATAAGATCACCACGGTATTATCCTTGTTTATCTCAACCTCTCCCCCGATATTCACCAGCAGGATCACGGCGTAGTCGCTCGCCACGACCCTAGCCTTGCCGCCGTGCATGAGGATCACCTTGTGAACACGCTCGTTATCGTCTATCGTTATCACCGCATCCGTATCACCTATCACGGCGATATTGCCGGGATTGGTTACGTACACGTGGCCGGAGTCAACGTACACCCCGTAGGGCATCACGTGACCGGCCATGCCACGGAACATGTCTAGCGACGGGAAATCATTCTCCGCGCAAAACTCACGCCCCTGCGGGCTGAAGAACAGCCACACGAGGCTTCTCCAGTCCGTCACCCCGTTAGAACCACTGCACGCCCCGAGCGAGAGGGCCGATTTGATTATGTCGTTAACCGTCTCCATCATTATCTTGATCTCATTAATATCCCCTTGTCGTTAATAGTCTTTATACCGGAGGCCGCCGACTTGGTATTCGCCTCTATCTTCTCGGATAGGGCCTCTATACGTCCGGAGATCTCCGCTACCTTGGCCGTGTTCTCCGACACCTTCCCGGACAGGTCCTTGATCGCCTCCACGTTCTTCCAGCCCCTTGTCTGGAGGTCGTAGATGAAGCGCATCTGGTCGGCTATACCCGTCACTTGCACCAACGTCCTATCTAAAAATATAAGTTGGGTCGACATCTTACCGTCTATGATGTCCGCGGAGTCCTGGGAGATGGAGCCAACGCCCTTGGACGAGGCCGTACGCCCGTCGTCCTCCTCTACCGCATTACCGGTATTGAAATATTTGTCGGCCCAACCAAACTTACGGTCGAGGTCGTCGGCCAGCTCCTGCGCCTTCCGATCCAGATAATCCTGTTCCCAGTCGCTGATATAATCGTCGGACCAGAACTCGAGCAGCTTCTCCCGGATCTCTTTCATGGGATCGGATGCGGCGGCCTTGATCGACTCCGTGACCATGTTCCTTATCATCTTCCTCACGAGATCCTTGGCCGATCGCGCCTTGTCCTCCCCGGCGGCCCACGCGTCGGCGTAAGCGTTGGCGAAATCGTCGATCGCCGATTTTATGTCACTACCGAAAATGGCGTCCTTGCCGGCCTCCTTATTATCCGCTATGGTGTTATTGATCTCGTCTATCTGGTCCCGCCACTCCTTGATGCGGTCATTGTCGGTTTTCTTCTTGTCCTCCTCCTCCTTGATCTGGTTTTGGATAAGCACTTTTTGCTGTTCCAATAGCTTATTCTGCTGGTCGATAAGCTTGGAGGCATCCTTGGAATAGGCTTTCTCGATGGACCTGCCCAGCTTATCGTACGACTTGTCCAACGTGTCGATCTGATCCTGCAAACGCTGGATACGACTCTCGTTCTTCTTGTCATGGATCTTGGCGATAGAGGAGGCAAGGGATGTGACCACCCCGATAGCAGCACCGGCAGACGCACCGATCGGCCCGAACATCGCACCGGCTTTCGCCCCGTCCATGGCGGAATTGACCGCGTCCATGGCCACATTCAAGCCTTCGGCTATCTCACCGAACGCACCACCGAACGAATCCCCGAGTTTCGAGAAAGTATCAGAGAGGAATTGCCCGGACCGCATGATTTCGCCAAGCCCTTCCTCTATATCGTCAATTGCCTGTCGCAGCTTTTTCGTATCGTTACCAGCCTCAAATACGCCTTTCAGACCTTTGGCGACCTTCTCGTATGCCGGGCGCAACTTGTCCGCGGCTTCCTTGTTCTCCTTGAGCGCGTCCGAGATATCTTTTAGTTTATCGGGTGATTTACTCCACAGTTCAAACGTCTCTTTCGTGATACCGAAATCCTTGCCCTTGCTCTCATCCCAGACACCGCTTTTCAAGAACTCCAAGGCTTCACGCCCCTTCCGGTTGATGGCCTCCAACTCGGAGAGGGTCTTGTCTTTCATGTCACCGAACAACCGACTGATAGCGGAAGTCGTCTTGCTCGCCTCTATGTCGAGATCAGACAGTTCCCTTTTCATGGCCTCGGAAAGGGACTTACGCTCGCCTTCCGTCGTAGCCTTGGCTATCTTCTCGTTATAAAGAGCCGTGATAGCATCTCTCTTATCAAGATAAGAACCGTATTCTTTCAGATACTCGTTCATGGCACGTTTCTCTTCCTCCAGTTGTTCCTTATTCACATTAGAGGTCGATCGCTCCCGTTTGACGTATGAGTTCACCAAGGCTGTACGAATCTCCACGGTCTGTTCCTTAGTCAGTTTGCCGCCTTGAGCGTCTTTCCACTCTTTTTCCTTGGTAAGTATGGCGGCGATCTCATTGTCATAGTCTAGGTTTATCTGGGCGATCTTCTTTGCGGAGCCTTCTTTCATCAGATCGATCTCGGATTGCTGGTTCTGCCGGCGGAGGGATAGGAGTTCGTCTTGAAGCTTTTTTCGCTTTTCTAGTTCCTTTTTATCAATAGGTGTAGCTATTTTCGCCTTTTCCTCCTCTTGTTGGCTACTAGCTAACGCCTCCGCCTTCGTACGAGCCTTCAATCCTTGTACGACTATCTCAACCGCTTTATCATGCTCAATCTTCAACTGCTCGTTCCGTTTTCGTAAACGACGTAACTCAAATGCCTCCGAAAAGCTGGTATCAATCCAACTTTTCTTGTCTAGCTGGGAGATTCGATGGTTATTTTTTGCAATTTCATCCTCTATGGAGTTTACGGTAGCGCGCTGTTGGGCCATGGTTCGCTCATCTATCGATTTAGAAAGCATCTTATTAGCCTCCGTCATATCCATCAACATGAACTTTTGCAAGGATAGATTTTTCAGTTCATCCGGATAGAGGGCTTGTAATTTCTCGTATGCCTCCACTTTCTGTAACATGGACTTGTTATCGTCGCGCAAAGCATTCAATAGTTCATCCGTTTGAGATCTCATGCCTTCTATCCAGTCCTTCATCTCTGCGACCCTCTTGTTATGGGAATCCAACGCCTTCTCTGATGCCGTCGCCTGTGTCGCGAGCTTGAAGATCGCATACCCAAGGGCCGTAACACCCGCCACGGCCAAGACATACGGATTCGCAAGGGCAGCTTTTCCGGCGGCCAACATTGCGACAGCCTGTTTTTTCAAAGCACCTGTAAGCAGCGCGGTTGCGGTCGTATGCTGAATCGTCGCCAGTCTGCTCAAAGCTGATGTCTTGATATAAGATCGTTGCGCCACTTGAACCAACAAAATAGCTGTTTTATAAGAAAGAAACGCTCCCGCCGCATTTTTCACCAATGCCTCAACCCTCGATATCGTCCCCTCGATATCATTGTTCTCAAAAGCCTCATTAAACGCCTTGGCGATATCTGACACCTCTTTCAATATCCTCTCTCCCATTGGGCGCAAATAAGCCTGTACATTATTCGCCAACAACGTGAGCTGATTATCGGCGGCGTCAGCCATCTTCTCAAACGCAGCCTCTGTCGCACCCAAGGAGCCCTGCAACTCTCCCAAATCATTTGCTGCCGCCTTTGCATTCTTTCCAGTCAAAGCCAGTGTAGCGGCCAGGCCTTCATCCGTGCCAAGCATTTCCTTCATCTTGGAAGCGGAACCACCAGCCTTCTCATAAATCAATTGTAATGCCTCTTGGAAAGTACGACCTTGGAAAGCGGCGTCTCCAAGTTCTCCGGCGGTTCCTTGGATAGCGGCACGGATCTGTGTCATAGCCTGCGCCGTCGGCGTTCCTTGCTTGGTCAATGAAGCGACAGCACCCAACACTTGGTCGATACTAATCCCATACGCAGCCGCAATAGGAGCAACTTGTGCTATGGAGGCTCCCAATTCGCCAAATGTAGTCTTACCCAACCGGACGGTTGTAAAAAGCTGGTCCGAGACCGTACCGGCTTCCTCCGCAGACATCTTATAAGCATTCAGGATCGTTGTAATAGCATCAGCTGCCGTCTCGGTTTCCGTAAGCCCTCCCACGGCAGCTTTAGCCGAAACTTCTAGGATCTTCATGCCATCCGCCCCGTCATGTCCGGCGGAAACAATGCTATATAACGCCTTGGCGGCCTCCGGAGCCTTGATCGGTATCTCTTGGGTTATGGACATGACCTGATTCATGAAACCGGTCATATCATCCGTTACTTGAGTGGAAATGGTCGCCACTTCCAGCATGTTCTTGCGAAATTCCTTCTCAAACTCATACGAGCTCTTGGCCGCTTGCGCAAACGCCGTCGCCGCACTGATACCGATACCGCCAAATATATCAAAAGAGGTGATATCGCTTGCCAGAGTCTTGATAATTCCCATAGCCTCGCGTTTTCCTTCGTACAAGCCGGAGTTGTCGATCCCGGTAGCCATGTACAGACTGCCCTCTCTATTTCTGATTCCCATAATGCGTTTATGGTAAAATATAGGATAGCCTTTCATGTGAGACTGTCAACCGTTAAAAATTCACTTATAAGTTATCTTTTTCGACATTTTCTTTTGCCTTGTCGCTTTTTCTTCGTTCTTTTGTAAAAAGAAAAAAATTCATCGTGGAACTTGAGATTGTCAAAATAAAGCAACTGTCAGGAAAGAAGACTCAAATATATTCTGTCATTCTCAATCAAGAGGATCAGAGCGTTTTTGAACAATTTCTTCAGAACAACTATTCTGAATACCCAACCGAAATAGAAGATATCGTATCTAAATTGAAAATTATGGCTACAAAAACTGGGGCAGCCGAACATTTTTTCAAGCTAAACGAAGGGAAACCCGGTGATGGTGTCTGCGCCCTATTTGATAGTCCTGATAAAAAATTAAGAATCTATTGTATTCGATTTGCTAACGTTGCTATCGTTGTTGGAGGTGGAGGATACAAACCCAAAAACATTAGAGCTTATCAAGAAAGTTCTTCCTTAAAAAAAGAAGCTGAAACAGTGGTTCGAATATCCAGAATCCTATCAGAAGCCATCAAAAACAAGGATATACATCTCGATGATAACGGTTTTTTCTTAGGTAATTTAAAATTGAAGGAGGAATAAATATGAACAATACATCTATTTTGGATACAGTACTTGGCAATATAGACACGAAAAGAGCCAAGAACATGGAAAGACGTATGATGCTTGCCGTAAAAATAGCAGAAGGTATCAAAAGGAAAGGTCTATCCCAAAAGGAATTTGCCGAAAAAATGAGTAAACGTCCCTCTGAGATATCCAAATGGTTAAGAGGTGACCACAACTTTACAACCAGCACTCTTTTTGATATTGAAGATGTTTTGAATATCCATCTTATAGATATCAACGAATATTCTCATGCAGCTTGTCCGGCCTCGATATAATAAAAAAATGAATGGAACAACCACCGCGGAAGTAACAATGATTAATGCACGCGGTATCCTCCTTTTCGTAGGAGGGAAGGAATATTATCTATCGTATGACAGATACCCTTGGTTCAGAAATGCAAAAGTATCGGATGTATTGGACGTGACCATGCCGGACGAGGATTCGTTGCGTTGGGACGCAATTGATGTGGATCTTGAGATTGACAGCATAATCCATCCGGAGCGTTACCCAATTACTTTTCGCTAGAAGACACCGCTCTGGTTATCGAGCAGACACTCTGAAGATCTTGACACATTTACAGAGAACAAAAACCGACCAGCCTCACGGTTCGTCGGTTTTTTTACAACCAAAATCACTATGACAAACGTTCTCTACGCAAAGTAATATATATCATACCGGGCTCATTCTTCGAACCCTTTTCTTTTTTCCCGTATCGAAATCGATTACCTCGACCCACTCGCCATGATTATCCCCGGATTCATCATCGTCCACGAGCAGTGATTTGTTCCGGTCGTTCACCAAGTAACCATGTTCCCGTAGCATGGACATGACAAGCGCCAGATCGCTGTCCAATGTCCGCTCATGCGTATACCCGAACGCCTCGTTACATAGTACAAGGAACATGAAGCTACTTTGCGTCACCGGCTCCGACCTACCCAAGTCTCGTTGTTTTCTTGAAGGGCTATTATCTCCTCTTCGCTTAACGGGCTCACAGCTTCCAATGCTATGATAGTACGAGAAAAAGGGTTACAACCCAGACGAAAGAGAATAGCGTTCAAAAGGATATACAGGTCTTCCCATGTACAATTATCCTTCAATACCTCCCGGAACCAAGCGGGCATGTCCCCTTTCTTGTTATGGATACCCAAACATACGATCTCAAAGATCAACTCGTCATATTTCGCCATCAACTCCGACAGTACACTATCAAACGTAACATCCTTATGAGCCACGATAGCATCCTTGTCCGCCTTGTCAATCCGCAAGAGTAACGGCCGTATCCTAAACCCGGTCCTTACCGTGATCGGGGTGATAACGATACTATCACCAACGTTCTTACCCGCCGGGATCGTCTCCGGCTTGAACTCGAAAGGAATCACGACTGACCGACTTGTCACCACGTCGCTCTCAATCTGTAGTGCTCGCTTTACGCTCATAGTCTTTTAATCGATTTTGTAATTTCTCAACCTCCTGCCAAATAGCGTCACGAATATCATCACCAGAAGAAACACAATCTATTTCCTTATTAGGATTAATCAATTTTAGATATAAGTTTTTAAGAAAATATGAATAACCATCAATCGAACATTGCATTTTAGCAATCTCTCTAATTCCTTCCGCATTCATAGTCATTTTCCCTTAAAATATAAGAGCCCCGGCAAAAACCGAGGCTCTAGACAACCTAAACAAAAAACATCATTCCGTGTCTTCCGACACGGCCTTCACCGCCCTGCTATACGGGGACGCTTGTTTGCCAGCCGCCGATACCGGTGTCATGATCGTGGCCTTTACCAATAAGAGATCGCAATTCTCCTTATCCGGGGCTTGGCTGATCTTCCCGAACACAGAGCACTTGACAAAGACATATTCCGTGAACTTACCTTGGTACGGTAGGCTCTGTAGCCTGATCGTCTTCAATATCGAGGGCGTAGACAAGGGAGCCTCCCATTTATCACCGGAAACGGTTCCCCCGCAAAACATTTTCATCTCGTCGCTCGTGGGAGAAGGGATAGTGAACTCTATACTGGAAGGATCTCCTTTCCGACTCACCACCGCCCAAGGATCCTCATGTCCCATGGACGTAAAACTAAGCTCCTTGGCGTCCGAGAAATTGAACGTCACCGTATCCACGTCAACGCATTGGGTGAACTCGGTACCGGCCACGCCATCCCCGGGTTCCGCAACTCCTAAATACGCCACATCCAGCGCTAAACTTCTTTCCATATCACTAATCTAATTCTGTTATAACCTCTAATCTAATATTCGTACAATCGAAGCCATCCTTGGCCTCGCCCATAGGCTCAGACCAGACGATCCGAGATTTCCAATACATCCCCAACGGCGGCTTGATATCCCGCAACACGAACCTCACGCCTCGTACGGTCTCTATCATCAACTGTCGATCCGATACGCCTTTCGAGGGTCTCTTGACGAAGATATTGATATTTATCGATCCCTTGTTGACATAATCTTTCCCATTCAAGGCCAGAGAGCGGATCGTGATATGATTTCTTTTCTCGCCATCGCCGGATTGATCCTTATACAGGATAAAGCCCGTACTCGCCGGCTCAACCGCATTATATACGATATCCACTATATCAAACTGATCTGCCATGTTCAATATCCTTTCTCAGCGAGTTTATCAAATAACGTTCGACTCTGTTTCTTGATCCAATCCTCGGCATGTTCCGTGGCAACGGAGATAACATCCAGATTTTCGATTGCTTCCACATACTTGGCATAAGGCATAGCGGCTACACCAATCAATACCCAGCCATTCTTATAAAGGGGTAATAATTCTGATACGAGCCTTTTAGCCTCTCTCAATCCCGTATGTTTATCGGTACCTTTCTCATCTGACAACTCGTAGTTCTCGGTCAATATATCGCCATCCTTAACGATCACATAGCCGATTGAACTACGAAGATTGCCGGTATGATTCTGATAGTTCCCTTTTTTTCGAGCGATCTTCACGAACTCTTCCCCGGCACGTTGCAATAACTTGTATATCCGCTCTTCCGCCCGATCCACATAGTAATCGAACCAACGCCCTACTTCCCTATCACTCCACATTGGAGTCAAACCACCTTTCCTTGCCATAAGCTACACATAGATTACAGAGTGAGTCTGAAACGGTTCCCAGCTAATGATATCCACATCGAGAGCGATACTATCAATCCGGATATGCTTCGCGTTTTCCACAGGACGGGCTTTGGTCGAAAACTCACCATGCACGATGAACTCTCTTCCATCGACGTTCCGCTTCAACTGCTGTCCACTATTGGACGGGTAGTATTGCCCAGTGACCTCTATTTCCGTCGGTTTACCGGTAACCAATTCCCCTTTGACCAATTGACAGGATTGAATCGTCACTATCGCAGTATGTGAATATCGCTTTACCATCTGTTTCTCGCCCTTCCTTTGGGTACCTCGATCTTATTGCCTATCAATTCCGCTTTCTCCGGTTCTCCTCCCTCCCGGTATAGTCGTTTCGCCGTAGCGTCATACCATGCACGGGGATACGTGATGGAGAGCTTGTTTTCCGTGAAATCCGGCAGACCCCCCACCCAGGGAGAAAAGGAGGGCGGGGCCACGAAGGGAAGCCACTCCCGTCCGGTTTCACTTCTGTGGGTGCCTTCCAGTTTGACGAGTGTCCGCACCTTACCTATACGTT